CCTGTATTTTCATAACTATCTTTGTTTTATTGTTTTATTGTTTTATCAAAATAAGCCCTTTAAGCTATGCCTTACCACATCCTTGTAATCAAAATACGAACGCATCAACATCAAATCACGCCAATCCGGTGAGTGTCCGATATCCTGTTTTATCAATTCCTTCGGTTTTATCTTCAGTTTCCCGTCCGAATCAGCGTCATGGGTCTGCAACTGCTGCAATTCGTTTATAATTTCATCCTTCTCATCCTCCGAAAGATCGCAATCAATGCTTACTTCCGAATTATTGATGTGTTCAGCCAGCCTGTAAGCGCACTGAGACTGAAGGTTGTTATAATTCTCATCGTCAAACGGCCTGGCATTGTTGGTGAATCCAAGAATCCCGCAATTATCAACAACTCCGCCACCAACCCCGTCCTCATCGGCAATAGCCCGGGTTTTGGGAATCCGGTATTTTTGGCGAAGGTGATTGATAGCTGTTTGTATCTCGGTTGTTTTCGACACATCGAAACTTATCACCTCCAGTATTGTCCAGTTGCGCCAAACGGCCACACGCGCCCTGTCGCTGCCGAACCTTGCGATATCTGCCGTTAAGTAGTGGTTTGCACCGGCTCGGGCTAAATCGTTGCTGAAAACGGCTGAAATTGCGTCATAGCTGCAAAGCATTGCCGGGTTATCGTCATAATCCCAATTCCCTTTCAGCAATCGTTCCTTCTTTGTTTTGTCGGTTGTCGATTCCAGGGCTTTCACATAATCCTTTTCGATGAAAGGGTTCTCCTGCACCAGCGCCCCCAGGTAAACCATGTGTTCAGGAAGCGCCCCTTTCAGGTTCGGCTTGTAAAACGTGTTGTACATCCAGTTCTTTTTCGGGTTGCAGGTGATGAACAGCTTGCGTAAAAGCCCGTATTTGTCGTTCATCTGACGTCCGACACGGGTTTTCAGCGTATCGTAAGCCCCAAAATTGATTTCCCCGCCTTCTTCAATCCAGCCTCCGGTATATTCCAGCGACCCGTAACGTTCATACAACGGGTCGGAGGGTAAATAACGAAGGTCAAGCATGTCAATTCGGCTTCCGTTTTCGAATTGCAGGTAATGGTCCTGCCCGTTGTACGAAAAGTCCACATCTCGCCTGATTCCGTACTGGCTGCACACTTTGAAAAAGGTTATCAGGGTTGATTCCCGGAGGCGTTTCAGGGATTCACGGCCTATAAACCACTTGGTGCCGGGATAGGCCATGCACTTAAACGCAAGGTCAGCACACCCTGTCCATGATTTCGAACCGCCTGCCGCGCCACCAAACAGAAACTCAACGTGTGTGTTGTCGTTCAGGATTTGAAGAGCCTGTTCCTGTTTTTCATGCTTTTTACCGTCGATCACGGTTATGAAATCGTAATCCCCGCGTTTGAAGAGTTCAATCTTCGTGGCAAGCAGTTGTGGTATGTTAGGTGTTTTTGGCACTGGCTTTTTCCTGAAGTTGGTGATAAAGCTTTAATTCTTTTATGCTCAGTTTGGATAAATCCATCGCCGGAAATAAATCGGATCCATCTTTACCTGTGTGTTCGTTTTTCAAGGGTGCGTCAAATCCAAGCATCTTACAGATTCGCTCTATGGTCCAGCTTTTACCATGCAAACGGATTTCAATCCCGTAACGCCCGTGTTTTATGCTTTCAATTGCTTCTATCTGCTTTTCGCTCAATAAGCTAAAATCATAAAATTTAATTTCAGACCCATCGAAATACACATAATCAGTTATTTTGGAATCTGCAATTGCCTGGAGTTTTTTGAGGATGTATTCTTTGGTGATGTCGCTTTTGGCTTTTTGTTCGGCTTGCATCCCTGACACGCTTGCCGTAATCTTGCCGTTTGCTAACAGTTCAACCGCTTTCCTGTTGATGGTGGAATCCTTCATTTTTGAACAATCGTAAGCAAAGCGATAAGCCTCAGAAGCATTGCCGCATTCAAGATATTTATTGCAAAATTTCTCCTGCTTTGGTGTAAGTCTCAATTCTCCCACAACAAAAATTTAAAGATTCCGGCAAAAGATAGGATAAAATTTCGGAAAGCGTATCAGACTGATATACTTTTTAGTTAAAATTTTACGCACTATTTCTCAAAAACAACCTTCGAACGCTTCAGGATGTCGGAAACGCGAGAGGCAATTTCACGGAAATCAGGATTAAATTTAAACTCATCAGGGTACTTGCGAAGGCTCCTTAAAACCGTTGCATGATTCTTATGCAGGTTCCGGGCTATCAGACTCTTGTTTTTTACGCCATGATTAAAAACCTGGTGCGTGTAAATCAAACGCGAAAAATAAATATCACGCTGTTTGGAAGCAATGGCATAATCCTTCAGCCGCATTCCGGTAACCTCCTGAATAGCCCCTTCCACTTTTCGGAGAACAAAAGAAGTTTTAGAAATCAGTTTCCAGTTCTCATCAAGGCGTGACTGGAAGAAAACCTGTTTCCCGGTAATCTCGGCAATATTCTTCTCAATAATTGCCCCGCGGGAATCCAGCCAGTCATCCAGCATGTAAATTGCATCACATTCAAACAACAGCCGGATATCTTCAATCATGTGATGCTCCCACGAAGCATCAGGATTAAAGCCTGATTTTTTCAAAGGGTTAACCGGGATACAGCAGAGCTCCTCCAGGTGTACTTCTGCTTTTTCAAATTTTTCCTTCACCTCACGCAGAGGCAAACCTGAAATTTTTCCTGAAATGTAAATTCTCATGATACGCTGATTTTAGTTCTTTGGTATTTTTTTATTCGCGCTTTCACAGCTTCCATCAAAGCATCCTGCCCGGAGGTTTTCCTCTCGATGGCTTTAATCACATCTTCATCCATTGTGCCGGAGGTAATGCACCGGTACACCACAACAGGTTTAGTCTGGCCCTGCCGGTCAAGCCTTGCATTTGCCTGTTGATACAATTCAAGGCTCCATGTATTGCCAAACCAGATGATAATATTTCCGCCCGCCTGAAGGTTCAGCCCGTGACCCGCGCTTGCCGGATGAGCCAGCAACACCGGAATTTCCCCCCTGTTCCATGCCTTTATATCTTCGCGGCTGTCAAGCGTTCGCGGTTTATATGCTTTTAACTTTTTCTTTATGCGTTCAAGGTCGTGCTTGTAAGAATAGAAAATCAAAACCGGCTGACCTGTTGCCGCTTCAACCGTTTCTTCCAGGGCTTCCAGTTTAGCTGGGTGAACACTATGCCAGTCCTTATTCACATCGTAGATGGCGCCATTGGCAAACTGAAGCAGTTTATTTGTAAGTGCCGCGGCGTTCACGGCTGAAATCTCATCAGCATCCTCAATAGCAAGAATCTGATCCCTTTCAAACTCATCATATTTCAATTTGTCGCGTTCAGACAGGTAAATGCGAACATCCTTTGTGATACGTTCAGGCAGTTGGAGGTAATCCTTCGCTTTCATGCTTATGCAGATATCCGAAATTTTGTTGTAAATCGCTTTCTGGCTTCCATCCAGCAGTTTGTAATCAAAAACTACATGTCCGTTTCTCCGGTTCGGCCTGAAATACGTCTCCCGGTAACGGGTAATGTTTTTCCCCAGGCGTTCGCCCATATCCAGAAGATATAGTTGCGGCCAAAGGTCGATGAGGCTGTTAGGTGCCGGAGTACCGGTAAGGCCAACCACCCGTTTCACCAGAGGCCGGACCATCCGAAGCGACTTAAACCGGATAGCTTTTGCCGATTTGAAACTTGAAAGCTCATCAATCACCACCATATCGAAAGGGAAAGCATTCTGGTACAGGCCAACAAGCCACGCCACGTTCTCGCGGTTAATCACATAAATATCCGCTTTCTGCTTCAGTGCTTCTTTCCGTTGTTTCTCAGATCCCAGAACAATAGACAAACGCAGGTGCCGGAGGTGATCCCATTTCAGGGTTTCCGTTGTCCATGTATCTTCAGCCACACGTTTAGGGGCAATTACCAACACCTTATCCACTTCCAGATCTTCATACATCAGTTTGTTGATAGCCGTTAACGTTGCCACAGTTTTCCCCAAACCCATGTCCA